TGGACAGTTATTTCTTTATCAAATTCAATACTGTTAGCCTTTGGGATATACCTACCCTGGAACCAAGACGACTTTTCAATGATACGCTTGAATCCTTTAAAGAACACCCTATTTGCTTGGACAGCGTTGATAGCAATGTTAATAATGTCAATTGAATCTCCTGGCGGCTTTCCGTAATACTTGGCTGGATCACTAAGACACAATAAGAGGTGGACAACATAAGCACACCCGATAGTAGAGATAAAGTCTTTCCCCCCGCCCTTGCCGATCTGAAGAATCACTTCCTTGCATGTCTGGTTCCATCTTTTTATTCCTTCTTCCTCACCCAACCATTTAATTAATGTATCTTTATTATAAATCTGGGTCATAGATTTAATTGCTTGGTATTGATAATCTGAAAGTGGCGGGAGATCTAGGTATTTTTTATCTGTAACAAATTCTTCTATTGTGGCTGGAGTTTCCTCAAACTTATCATCATCAAGTGCTTCTATAAAGTCACTAAAATCAATCAATTGGCTCTACCCTGCCAGTAACTTCCGATAATCTTTTAGCAACCTCTACCTTACAATGATTACAGTCTGAGGTTACCTCTTTAAGAATATTCATAAGAATTTCTTGCTTTCTCTCTGTTTCAAGTAGTTGGGAGGACAGTTCGTTGTTTTCTAAAAGCCCAGCCTTCTGAAGCATATCAATTCTTTTTTGCTCAACGTCTGCAATCATCTTAAGAGTTGATGCTTTAGTGCTATATTGTTGATTCGCGTCTGCCTGATCAACAGTCTCCCATGCACGCTGAATGATCATAGAGTAATGTTGATCCGCACCAGCCAGGGCTTCCTTAGCACGTTCTCTAATTCTACTATCTCCAGACACTAATTCACGCCAGGTATCAATATGCTCTAGAACCTGTGATCTTTTAATTCCAAGAAACTTAGATATGTCTGTTGGATTTTTCCCTTTAAGTAGTTCTTCTACAACCAGATTCATCTGATCGAATGAACTAGTTAACTCAATCTCTGACAAGTTGTTTCTTCCTTCTACTCTTCTTTGCCCTTACTAATCCTTTAAGCCTATCAACATAGAATGATCTGTATTCTCCAGTTATGGGATTCCTACAATCAATCCAGGTTACATCCAATTGAGAGTTATGGGCCATATGCATAAAAGTAAACTCGCCACGAATTCCCTTAAATGTTATTCTATCTCCTGGCTTAATCACATCTCTAAGAAATTGAAGTTCATAATAAACATGAATATCTGGATTCATGCTATATGGGATATATTCATATTCTTTTTTCTTACGAGGCATTCTTCCTCCTAGAGAGAGTATCCGCCATTTCGTGTAGGACTCCATACCATACCTGGCCTGTCTAAATTTCTAAGAAGTTGGTATCCGCAATCCTCACAACGCTGGCTATCTCTATCTGAAATTTTAGAAATTAATTCTATGTCTATGTCACAGACTTTGCAGTAATATGTATAAAGAGGCACGCTATCTCCAATTGTTGCCATTTGCTATCTTTAATAATACCAGATAACCTATTAAGTCGTCAATGTCATTATCTCCAGGAAAATCTTTTCCGCGATAAAATCTACTCAACTTGTCATCTATTCTGACTTTTAATTGTTCTTTTTCGTCGGACTTGGAGAATATTCTAACTGGATCTAAAGCCGAATTTCCATAGGCTCTATTTTTTTCAATTAATAAATTTGCAATTTCATTACATACGTCAAGTATTGCTTTTTCTGTGTTGTTTATTGGATAAAACTTAGCATCTGAGCGAGTTGTTCTAAATAAATCTTCTTCACTATACACACTAATTCCCAAACTTAGCAATAAATGTTCCAGTTACAGCAAATTCTTTATACTCAATAATATTAGAAAATTTCTCAAGCACGCGATCTGTATTCCAATCTTCTTCTACATGAACTTCATAAGGATTTCCATTTAGAGCATCTTGGTGATAGTGAACAATAGGAATTGATATGATTGCATACTTAGCCTGCTTAGAAATTCTATTCCACAAATGTACGGCATCTTCTTCTGGCATATGTTCTAAAATATCTCCCAGGATAACTAAATCGTAATTGAAATCCTGCACTTCTCTGGCATCCATCTCAAAAACCCTGTTGTACCTATCTTTTAGATTAAAGTACTGTACATACGGCTCCCATATTTCTACAGCATGTACTACTGGTTCATTACCTAGAGCATTCCTAACAACGTCAAGATATATTCCTGCTCCAGCACCAATGTCTAGAACTATAGATGGATTTATTTCTTTAATTTTTTCCTGTACCCATGGCTTATTTTCAGCATTAGATACTCCCATTTTCTACCTCCACTCTCTCTTCTACCTGTTGTATAGTTGTAGGCAAGTTTACTAAAGCAACTATATTTTGCATAGAAGGGTGTAATGTATATACATTAAATACTTCTTGATTTCTAAAAACAAACCAGTCGATTGGTTGATCGAAACCGCTTTTCATAAATTCAAGTGCTTTTTTTGCCCCACTTTTAGAAACCATGTAACATAACATCGACCAGTCTTGATAGGCATGGACAATAAATTCATTTACCTGAAGTTCTTTAAAATATCTTTCCGCCTGATTTGGGTGGCAGAAGACACTAAAAAAATCCCAATCATCTGGTAGATGAACTATTAAATTATTTAATTGTTCATAAAAATCTTCCGATAATAATAAATCATCTTCAAACAGCAGAGCAGCATCATAATCTGTTTTTATAAAATTATTCCATGCGGTATAGTTGCTTGCCCAGACACCGACTTCACCTATTTTAAAATTAAACTTAGGGTTGAAATTATTATCAAAATTTATAAAATCTTGAGCATATCCTGGAGGCATTAAATTTATTGTAGGGGTATCTAAAGCATCGTATTTTGTAATTAGGTATCTAGAAGCATCCTCAAAAAGTTTGTCTCTTATTTCAGAAGATCCCGATATATGAAATATTTTATAACAAATATTCACTTGGTCCACCGCCTTTGACTCTTAATTAATGCATACTTCTCTAGATATCTCTGGATAGTCATATGAGAGCATCCCGCTTCTTTAGCCATTTCTTGAATGGTCTTTTTTTCTATAATATATCTTTTTCTAAGCCAATTTATATCTTCATATAATTTCATTTATCTCACCATGTTATTTGCAGCGTACCATCCAATGCCACATGCGTCCGCGACATTATCACTCTCAACTACTACACCTAATTCTTTACAGAAGTCAATAGTCTTCTGTTTTCTTATCTCTCTACCCTTTGCTTTATACCAGTTTGCTGTTTTACCTGGATATTTTTTTTGAATTTCTAACTTCTCAGCCTTAGTAAAATTTTTATTTCCTATAAAAGACTGCCAAGTAATAGGATGAACTTCAACAACCCTTCTTCCATCATCTACCAATTCACCCATTATAGCACCAAATATATATGCCATCTTTAATCCAGTATTAGCACTTCTCACCATTACTGCTGCTTCAATCGCTACAAAGTCTGACGGGAAAGTTTTAGCAATAGATCTTACTTTTTTCTTAGCATCTAGTATTCTTTCATAAACATCTCCACCCTCAAAAAATATCTCACCCCACTTGATTGGAGTTTTATTTTCAAAAAGGCAGAACGCTACTGATCTAGTGCTTGCATCTATACCTAAAACTCTTCTGTCTGGTGCCTTAGCCAACTTAGCGAGTGACATTAAATATCCTTAGCAAGTTATCTCTGCTATTCTTATTTTCTTTAGCGGCGCACTCACTACATGTATCTAATTCATTATATCTACTTAGAATATTTTTACACCCACGGGTCTTGCAAATTCTTTTTTTACCAGAAAGTCTTTCTTTTTCAGCGTAATATTTTTCTCTAATTTTTTTATTGGTGGCTTCTCTACAGCACTCATCAGAACAATATTTTTGATTATGAGTAGTCTTTGAGAACTCTTCTTCGCAACCTTCATTAGAACATATCATTTAGGCGGCACCAGAACCTTTACAACATCTTGACCCTCACCATATTTATTATTTTTAACAGCCCAACATGGCTTTTTTACTGGACAGTTTGCACATGTGTAGGAGGTTTTGGCAAAACCTCTGGCTGGGATAATCTCATCGGTATACATTTTATATACCTCTCTCATCCAACCAAATGTATCATCAATTAATTTTTTATTACGCTCGTTCATGCTGATTGGGATGATACAGATTTCTTGAGTATTTTTATTCTCATACAATAAAAATCCTTCTTCTGCTCCTTCCACTTTCATGTATGTAAGTATTTGTAGCAAGTGGTTAGATGATGGCTTCATAGATGACTGACGATGAATAAACTGTTCTTCTTTAGTAGTCTTTATTTCACCAATAATCTCTGTATCATTCCAATCCAGCACAACATCGGCAAATCCTCTAATTGGCGGGTCTTCTAAAATAATTTCTCTCTCTGTTTCTTTAAGAACTCCAGTTTCTTCTATAATTTTCTGCAGTCTCTCATGAGCATATGTTCCATTAAGCATGTTTGCAATAGCAGTTGCGTCGAACTTCTCATCAAATTCCTCTCCGCTAAATGCAATAAACCAGTATCTTGGACAATTGCCATGCCCATATCCGACTGTGCTAGGACTGAATGTTTTCTTCTGAGTATTCTTCTTACCACGACGGCGTGCATTATATGCATCATCAATTAATTTAGAAAACTCTCCATAGTCAAACCCGTCTACCTTTTTAAATTTAAGACTCTTTACAATATTTTTACTCATAGCCCAAACCTCGCATTATACTTTAGAGCATCTACTAATTTATTTACTGCTTCCGCTGTAGTATAGTAGACGTTCTTTTTCTTTGAGGCTTCTGGCCCCTTTTCAAAGGTGGTGTAGTACCTTGACATTATTTGCAACTTGGCGGCAATCGCCTGAAGTCTTGTAATTACTTCTGGTGCTTTAGCAGCAGGAACATCTGGCTTTGCAATAAGTTTAATAATTAATTCCATGGCAGCATCAAGATCTGGGTCTTGCATAAACTCTGATATTTCGTTTAACTCTGTTATTTCGCTAATTGTTTCTATTACGTTCATAAGCCTCTACCAATTCTTCTAGAATTTCCCACTCAACTACTGCTAGACGAACTTTTGATGCCCCCTCGCCAATAATTAATTTAAGAAGTGGGTGCATATTTCTATCTACGCGAAATGTGTCTGTACATATTTTTGCCCACATTTCTTTATTAACTGATACTGATTTAGCAGTTTCTTTATAGTCAACCACAAAATTGTGCCACCTGGCATCACCCTTTTGGTATTGCCCACGACCTGAATTTTTTTGAGCCTTAGCACTATCTCGTTTGATTTCGTTTGCTTCTGACACTATAGTTTAATCCTAGAGTTGTGCCCCATGCTACATGTATACATTAAAATCATATTATCTTCATCTATTTTCCCATGATTAATAAATTCATCGCATTCCTGGCATGAGAAAGACCCACTTGCATCTATATACTTTGAACTAGACTTTATATTTAAGAAATCTTCTAATGACTCAGCCATAAATCATCGACTCTAATGTATCTACTACCTCTGGATTTTCCCTGAGATATTGAACAGCCTTAGCCCTACCCTGAAGTCTTTCTCCAAGTACTGTGTACCAGGCTCCACCGCGTTCTACTTTACCCATCATTTCGGCTACGTCTAATACTTCTGCTACACGATCTACCCCAACATGAGATCCCTGATAATAAAAATCATATTGACCAGAAAGATTTGGTGGACCAAGTTTATTGTAATCAATAATCCAGTTTACTGGACGACCTACCTTTTGCTGTATAAATTTATCCCCAACTTGAACATCATCTTTTATTTGATTTGCTTCTGCCTCTGAAGACCATAATTTAATTACAGTACTAGAGAAGAATTTAACAGCCATTCCTCCTGTTGGAATGTGAGAGGCGTGCATACTTCCAAACTGGTTTCTTTGTTGGCTAATAAGTACAAGCAGGGTGTTCTTATTAGCGTAATTAAGCATCTTGACAGCGTGTGTCATGTCCTTGGCCTCTGCACCAATCTGCTTAGTATCTTGAAGTTGTTTAAGATCGTCACCATCTTTATCAAAATAAATGGCTGGTAGTAGTGCTGAAATAGAATCTACTACAATAATATCTACCCCCGCCTCCATCAATCCTGTGCCAACATCTACCATGTCATTGATAGTCTTTGCTGGAGAGTAAATAATATTAGAAGAATCTACACCTAATTTAGATGCCCAGTCTGCTGAATAAGAGGATTCAGAATCAATCCAGGCACAGGTTTTTCCTTCTTTCTGGGCCATTCCAAGCATTTGTAGACAGAAAGATGATTTACCAGCACTTTTATTTCCCCATACTAAGACTTGCCTTCCAAATCCTAGACCACACTTTAGCGCTTCATTAAGTCCTATGCTGGGTGTTGGCTGCTTTTGTACGTCTACTTCTGTTGCTAG